CTGATCGGTTGGGCGAATCAGGGTGTTTCGAACGACTACACCATGGTGGGACAGGATCCCGTCAGGAGCGAGCGCGAACTCTCTGAAGGCGTGGACTACGAAGTCTACATGCAAGGCCGCCGCGCAATCTGGATGTGGGAATGGTACGGCAAATGGCGACCGATCAAGGCTAAAGGCGAGGCTGAAGTTGACGACCTGAAGAAACGCGAGATCTTTGAGGCGGACTGGGTGGTGAAGTTCATCCCGGGTATGCGCGAAATCGTCGGTTGCAGCGATCTGCTCCAGCTTTACCCCAAGATGCGGAAGCGCCGGCCCTTCGTGGAATCGACGCTCATCAAGGACGGCACCTACCGGCCCAAGGGATTCGGCGCGCTGCTGGAAGATCTTGAAGACGACGCCACGGCGAACTCTCGATTATTCACCGCCGCCGGCGAACTGAGCGTCTGGCCGATTGTGTTCTTCCGGCCTGGTGGGGGAATGGCGCCCGGCGTTTTCAAACTGGAACCGGGCACTGCGATCCCGACCGAGGATCCCGCCAGCGTCAACGTCGTTGCGATTCGGCCCAACCTGGAATATGCGATGGCAAAGCAGCAGGACACCCTCGCCATCGGAGAGCGCGTCACGGGCATTACCGACCAGTCGCTAGGCCGCGCGATCGATCGACCGAACGCTCCACGGACTGCAAGCGGCCAGCTCGCCCTAATCGAAGAGGGCAACGTCCGCGCGTACCTCGACAGCACGATTTTACGCGAGGACATGGAGCAGATCATCGGCGATTTCTGGAATCTGGACTGCGACCTGGCTCCGCAGACTCAGCCCGGCCTCTTTTTCCGCGTCACCGAGGAACAAGCCGGCGGATTGTTCGAGGTGCGTCAAGGCGGCGCCTTCATGACCGCCAAGGAATTTGGGGGCCGGTACGACTTCCATCTGAAATTCGCTACGTCAGTCTGGGCCAGGCAAGCGAAGAAGCAGGAACTATTGCAGTTCATGGGCGTGGCGATGCAAAACCCTTTGATTGCCCAGAACCCCGCCGCCCTGTGGGAACTCACCAATCGACTCGCTAAGGAATTCGGAATCACTGACTTTTCGACTATGGTCCCGAGGCCTCCGGAACTGGATCGGCCGAAGACTCCAGACGAGGAATGGACGCTGATGCTGGAAGGCGAAGACGCCCCGGTAAATCCGCAGGATCACGACGATTTACACCTGGTCCAGCATTACAGACAGGCGGAAGTGGAACGCAAGGATCCTGACCGCGATCCGGGTGCACTCGGCTTACTGGTGAAACACATCATGGATCACCAGCAGCAGAAGAAAACCAAACAACTGATGTCTGCTCTTAGCGCCGATCTGATGCACGGAGTTGTCGCCGATCAGCAGCAAAGGCAGGACCAGCAGATGATCCAGCAGCTCCAGCAGGCGGCCGGCGGCGATCCCGGCCAACAGGGCGGAATGCCTCAGCCGCCGCAACAACCGCAGCCACAGGGCTCCGTGCCTGGTGGAATGCCTTCGGTGGGCGCTGTAGGCAGTCAAGCCGCCCCCGTCGCACATGAGGGAATACTCTAATGCCGCAACTCTTCCACTGGAAGTGCGAAGGTCTCGATGTGCTGGTGATGGACAGCTCGGAAGATGCAGCATCCAGGGCCGCGATTGCTATGGTTCGGGCCTGTTCTTGGCAAGATACGAAGCGCTTTGAACGGGTGATTGCCGATCTGAGCTTGCGTCCCTACTTCGTCGCGCCCGCGGGTTATGCCATCTCCATCGACTCACGGGAGCGGGCATGAGAGCGCCGTACACTACCGCGGACCTGGACGCCGTTGTAGAGCTGCAACGCTCCCCCGGCTACGCGCTGGTAGTGGAACGCATCAACCAAGAACTGGAACGCCGCCGCCACGAGCTTGAGCAACCGATAGGGATTGAAGGAACTAGTCTTGCAAGGGGCCAGGTGCAGGCACTGAGAACCGTGCTCTCAATCCCCCAAATCTTGCAGCAGGAAATGAAGAAGGCAACGAAGGAGTAATGCCAATGGCTTTTCAAAAGAAAGCTCCGATTGAAGCGACCGAACGGAACGAGCCCACAATGCCAATGATGAAGAAGAAGGCGAAGGGAAAGGCGAAGAAGCCGCCGACCAAGAATAGCCCCGCCTGGGCCGGTGTCGCGAACAAGATGCTCGGCAAGAGCTGTTAAATGTCGGCGGCCATCATCATCGGGGAGCTTTGTCAGTACTGCTCGAAGTTCCGCAGCCCGCTAGATCTCACCCACCAACCCGGCGGAGTGACCATCTGCCTGGACTGCGAACAACGGCACCTGGAAGCCCTGAACGCGATGGCAACCGGCAACTTCCTGGGACAGTGCTCCGAATGCGGACTGAATTACCAGGAACTGAAGGCACAACGACGCATTGGCGCCCAAGGGGAAATGGCGGTGCATTACGAGGCCGGCCGCTATCGGGCGATGTGTCTGATCTGCGATGCCAGCTACATCCCGAAGCGCCGCGATCTCTACGGTAAGACCGAATTCGGCAGTGAACAGAAGTTGAATTGAGGAATCTATGGCAGAAAACGAAGTCATCGACCGCGATGCTGAACAGCCTGTCGTGCCGCAAGGCCAGGGCAAAGACGAAAACGTAACGATCACCCGCGCGGAACTGGCGTCTCTCAACCGCAGGCTGGAAGAGAGCGAGAAATCCGAACGGGACTGGGCAGCTTTCCACCGTAACGGCGCACCAAGGAACGCGGCGGCCCCAGTGGAAGAGGAAGAAGAGGACGCCAGCGAGTTCCTCGACGACTCCGTAAATGATGACGGAGTAGAGGGAGACACCCCCGAAAAGCTGGTGGACGAATTCGCGGCTGAAGGCGTGGCAGCCCTCAAGAAACGCGGCTTCATCACTGCCAAAGATGCCCAGAAGCTGGCAGCGGATACCGCGGTGCGCGTTGCACGCGAACTGATCGGCAGGGAGCGCCAGAAATCAGCCAGCGACACCACGATCATGGGCGAGTTTCCAGAGCTGAAGGATCAGAACTCTGAGCTTTTTAAGGCGACGGCTAAGATCTATCAAAAAGCGGTGGCCATGGATCCAGGCGCAACGAAGACCCCGGTAGCGCTCTATCTGGCAGCCCAGGCGGCAAAAGCAGGACTGCGAACGTCACGGAAGGCTGCTGATGATGGCGATGGCGAGGCCGAAGAAGATCGTAGGGAACGCGCCAACGCGCAGGACTTCCGATCGCGCGGCCGCGGCACGGTCGATGATGACGACGGAGACATGATGGGAGCCGACGCCAAGGCAGTCGCCAAGGCGATGGGACTCTCGAACGAGGAATTCCAGGCGAGCAAGAAAGAACTGGTAAGCCAGGGACGCGGGAGGAAACGGTAATGGCGAAAACGAATAAATCAGCCGGTGGAGTCGGCGAGTCGAAGAACTTCGGAGCGCCCGCGGAGACCAAACTTCCCTCTGCGGTAGATCGCATGTTGGCCTGCCACATCGACGGCAGGCCGATCGCCGACATGAAGCTGGATATCAGCGTCTTGACCGCGCTGCCGTACGACGCTACAGACGAAGGAATTGCGGAAGCTGCCGCCAGGCCCGGTCCGCGATCCTCTGGTGCAACGGTGGGAGCGGAACCCTTCGAAAAGTCGCTGGAGCAGCGCAGAAACGACGTACTGGAACGGGGCATGCAGAGCTTCGAAGCGCGCGATCCGCTGAAAGAAGTGGCCGACAAGTACGCCAAGCCCGGGATGAAAGCGAAGTTTGTCTCAGCCGGGAAGTACAAGGAAAACGGCGGCGCCGGCATCTACGAAATCGTAACCGATGCGAAGGGCGATCCGGTCAAGGTCAAGGGCATGATTCTGGCCCACGCGCCCATCCAAGTGACCGAGGCGCGAAACAAACACTATGCCAAGATAAACGCGCAACGTCTAAAACAGGTGGGAGACCAGTATAAAAAAGAAGGCGGCTCCACCGCCGTGGTTGACCAGGGCAACGTCTAGCAAGATCTGAAGTACGCAACTTACGCGAAGCAGGCGCGCTCATCCGTCCCGAAAGGGCATCGAGCGCGGATTACCTCACTCTGCCAGAGTCTTCGCTCCATGAGGCTGTAACTCAACTCAAGGAGTGTTTTCTATGGCCAACAACAACGCGCCTTTCGGCTTCCGGCCGACCATGCGCAACATTGCGGGCGGCCCCACTGGGGGCTGTGTACCCGCTCACAAAATCGCAGGCTACGCCACCGCGCTGTTCATGAACGACGTGGTAACCCATGCCGCCGCCGGCACCAAGCCGACCGTTGCAATCGACGCGGCGATCACCCCGGGCACAACCCCGGTTCTGGGCGTGAACCTGATTTACGGCGCCGCTTCCGTGGCAACCGACCACATCGTAGTGCTCGCCTCTGGCGCGATCTTCGAAGCACAGGGCGACGGCACTGGCGCAACGTTCTTCGTGGCCGCCTCACTGAGTAAGAACGCGAACCTGGCGCTCACAGCGGGCAACCTGGCGCTGAAGAGTTCGAAGCATCAGCTTTCGGAAACGTCAGTCGCCGCCACCAACACGCTGGACTGCCGCCTCCGCGGCCTCTTGCAGACCCCGGACAACGTGGCCGGCCAGTACGCCAAGGTCTTCGTGAGCTTCAACAACCTGGTTGATGCCGACCAGAAAGCAGGTATCTAACCATGCAGGTCAGAGGACAATTTAGCGATTTCTTCTTCGAGACGATGCTCCCCGCCATGAAAGCGCGAGCCATCAAAGCGTTCAAGGCGAAGAAGTTTTTATACAACCTGGTGCTCAACACTGACACCACCTCCCGCTCCATCGAGCAGTTCAGCCAGGTGACCGGCGTCGGCTTGCCCACGTTGATCGGCGAGACGGAAGACACCCCCACCGATACCCAGGTGCAGGGATACAACCGCACGTTCCGGCCCGCCAAGTACGGCCTGGGCGTGGCAGCATCTAAGGACCTGGTGGAAGACGACAAGTTCGGCATCATCGCCGGCCGCGCCGTCGCTCTGTCGAACTCCATCTATCAGGCTCGCGAGATTCAGGGCGCGAGCGTGTTCAACAACGCGTTCGACGGAACGAACTTTCCCGGTTCCGACGGGAAGGCGCTGATCGCTTCCGACCATCCGCTAGTGAAGGCCGGCGGCGTCCAGTCGAACCTGCTGTCGGTAGCGGCCGATCTGGACGTGGGCTCGCTGGAACTGGCACTGACCGATTGGGAACTGATCAAAACCCACGAGGGATTTCTGCAGATGCTGCCGACCCCTCGCGTGCTGACCGCCGCGGCGAACCGCTGGAACGTGGCCGAGATCCTGAAATCGCAGACTCGCAGCGATACCGCCAACCGCGTCTCGATCAACGCCTTCCAGGAAGGCAACGAGACCGGCGGCACCATCGACCCGCTGGTGTGGGCGTATCTGACCGATCCGGACGCTTGGTTCCTGGCGGCCCCGGCCGCTGAGACCGAGACGCTTTGGCTCGACCGGACCGCGCCTTACACCACCTCCGACTATCGGGAGGCATCGGAAACCGGAATCATGTACATGCGCTATCGCGCGACGTACGGATTCTACGGCTGGAAGGGCATCTACGGCTCGCCGGGCGCTTAGATAGCAAGCTTCTCCGTGCAATGAACCTGGGGCTGCTATCGAACGACGGCGGCCCCGATTTTCACAACTGGATTGGGGAAAGGGAGATAGACGTATGAGTAGACCAATGGCGAAGCGGCCGGCCAGCATCGGCGGCCTGCAACTGAAGAATACGAACCTGGGAGTAGTGGCTGGTGTCCTGATTGGTCAGAAGGCAATCGCGGACGGAGCGGCGACCGCTCTCTTCGACGTGGCGTGTCCAGTGGGCGGAAGTTGCGGCGGAGTGCTTCATGCCGTCGTGCAGGCAGCCGATGGCGCCGACCTGCAGGCGATGGCAGTGATTGTGACCTATGCCGCGGTGAACAAGGCAGGCACACTCACACTCACGATTACCGACCTGGCCACCGTTGACGCCAAGGCGGTTTCAGCGGGTACTCTCACGCTCGCCTGGTCGCTGGTAACAGGCGCAGGGAAATGCACGGTAAAGGTGACGCCGACAGGTTCGCTCACTGAAACCCTGTTTACCGTGACTTTCGTCGCGATGCCCGTAGTTGGCCTGGTGACGCTGCTCTAAGGGAGACGCCATGCGCAGCAAAACTACATCGACGGCCACTATTCCCAACGGCGCGCCTGTGTCCAATGCCGTCAACCTTGGCGATAAGATCCTTTGCGGCGTAATCGTGTCCGCAGCCTGGACCGCCGCGGCCCTCAGTTTCCAGGTATCCCACGATGGCGGAACGACCTGGTTCGACCTCTACGCGCTGGGCGGCGCCACTGAGGTTAGCATCGCCAGCGGCAACGTGGTAGCTGGGCGCTTCGTCCCGCTCGATCCGGCGGGCTTCGTGAGCATCGACATGATTCGCGTGCGCAGTGGCGTCACGGGTACTCCCGTGAATCAAAGTGGCGATCGCGTGCTCACCCTCATCGCCCGCAAGATTTACGCGCTCGACTAACGGACCGAAAGGAAACGATATGGCAGCAGGAGCATGGGTAGTCTATAACGAGGCGAAACTCGCCCTCGGCAAGAAGTTGCTGAATCTCTCGGCAACCGATTCGATCAAGATGGCGCTGTTCCTCAGCACATCGAACGCCGGTAGCGCCGCCCTGGCCACAGCGCAATACGCGACTCTGACCAACCAGCACGCCAACGCCAACGGCTACACGACGGGCGGAGTTGTGTGCGCGCAGACGTTTACCGATGCCGCAGGAACCGAGACCTTCGACGTGGCAGACGCTACGTGGACGGCGGCCGGTGGCTCCATGGTGGCGCGGTTTGCCGTGCTTTACGACGACACGGCGGCGAATAAAGATCTGATCGCGTATTGCCTGCTCGATTCGGCGCCGGCAGACGTGACGGTGACAACGGGCAATAGTTTGACCATCCAAATCAACGCGGCCGGAGTGTTCAGTCTCACCTAAACGACCATGGCTTGGGCATACAAAGTAACGCTGACAGTGGCGCACGGACAGTGCGGTTCGTCCAATTCAACGGATTTTCCGGTGCTGGTGAGCCTGACGAACCCCTTGCTCAAAGTCACTGGGTCAGGCGGTCAGATCACCAGCAGCGGTACTCAGTCGGGCGGCGGGGCGGTTACCATGCCGTTCGATTTGATTTTCACTTCGGACTCGGCAGGTACAACGAAAATCCCCTGGGAATTCGAGAAGTACGTCACCACCACCGGAGAGATTGTCGTCTGGGTGAAGGTGGCAACGCTCTCAGCCTCCGTCGATACGGTGTTCTACCTGTGGTTCGGAGACGCGGCGGTAGGGACACAACAGAACACGAGCACGATGAGCCCGGCAAATGTCTGGAATTCCAATTTCGCGGCCGTCTACCATCTGGCCGACGGAACCACTCTAAAGTTGAGCGATTCGACGTCAAACTCGAATACCCTGACGAACCTCAATACCGTGACGGCTGCGGCCGGCCAAATCGACGGCGCCGCGAATTTCGTGGCGGTTAGCGCCCAACGGCTTACGAACGTCAGTGCCACCGGCATCAATTTCCAGCTCAACAGTTCCTGGTCTTTAAGCGCCTGGATTAAATCCGCCTCAAACGGGGCAAACAAGCAAATCATCTGCAACGGCGCTTATGGCGCACAAACAGGATTCTGTTTTTTGATCGCCCCCAGCGGGAAGCTTGGAATCGCCGTAGTTTCTGCTTCGGGCGGGTCAAATTACAAGTCGGTCGAAAGCAGCATCAATGTTGATGACAACACATGGAGGCACTGCGTTGCCACCTATGACGGCAGTGGCGGGGCTTCCGGGTTCAGACTGTACATCAACGGTTCGCTGGATGCTTCCTCGACCATCACCAACGACGGCTCCCCAGGCACGCTAGCCTCGTCTGCCATTGTTGTGGGTGGATTGGCTCCGATCGGATCGCAGGAATTCAACGGCCAGATAGACGAGCCAAGGGTCATTGGCTCTCAGATGAGCGCTGACTGGATTCTCTCCGAGTACAACAATCAGATCGCTCCCGGAACGTTTCTAAGCGCCTCTTTCGCGGCCAACAGCAGCGGCACTACTCTGACCCCTGGCCTGCAGGCGATCGCTCTCACCAAGTACGCAGCAAAGCTGATTCACACCTTCGCGATTCCGAAGGCTGCACTCTCCATCACGGGCAAGGTGGCGAAGCTGGCGTTTACGGTCAAAGTTCCGAAGGCCTCGCTGGCCCTCACCGGCAAGATCGCAAAGCTCGCTCTCACGCTGCCAGTTCCAAAAGCAACGCTCGCGATCACGGGCCAGGTCCCAGTTCTCAATTCTCTGATCCCGGTGGTGTTGCGGCCTGCCAAAGCCCCGTTAAATCTGACGGGCAAGACGGCGAAGCTCGCGTACACGATCAACGTCCCAAAGGGCACGCTCACCATTGCGGGAAAGCTCCCAGCGATGCTCTCGACTGGCCCAGTGGTGTTGCTGCCGGGTGGGGTGGCGATCTCAATTACGGGCCGCGTGCCTCTGGTGCTGGCTCTGATGCCGGCGCAATCGTTGCGCAGAATCTTCCGGGTTGACTTGGCCGGCGAGAGCGGCGACCTGTTCCGGTCCGATGTGGCGGTTACATCGAGCCTCTTCCGACATCAGGAGCCGGTCGGAGGAGAACCACCGCTCTTTGACGCAATGACCGTGAACTTCGATGATGCCTCTGGAAATTTCGATGAAGGGAACATATGAAACGCTACTTCGTAGCCGCAATCATTTGCGCGTCCCTCCTGCAGGGCCAGGTCCAGACGATACCCAACACGACCTTTCCGGCCGTGCGCGCCCTGATCAATGGGAATTTCTCTTGGCTGAATGCGAATCTCGCGGCGAAGCAGCCAACTATTACGGGGGCGCCGGGCGCCTGGCCCACCACGTTTGCGCCAATCGTGCTGACCACGGGCTCCGGCGATCCCACTGCAGACTGTGCAGCCCCGACCACTTCAAACCTGGCGCAATACATCGACACAACCAACGCCGATGCCTGGTGGTGTTACGCCACAAACTCCTGGAAGAGGCTGCTTTCGGTTACCGGCGTTGGCCCCTACGGACTGACAGGCGGCGAGGGACCAGCCCCCGCCACTCCAGTTGCGGGCTCCCAAGCCTGCTATCTCAGTTCCGTCACCCATACGCAAGTCTGCCTTGATTCGAGCGGCAATGCTTACACGATGGTTCCGGTGAGTGGCGGGTCTCCCAACAAGGGGACCTGCTGGAAAGCAGATGGAAAGACACTGGGCTACTGCTCGACGGCCTTGGATGCGACCGGGGCCTGCACTTGCAATTAGGCAAGGGACATATGACATACGGCCAACTGAAATTACGAATGAGTCAGATGTTCCCGGCGGTTGGGCCCGAGATCATCGAAGGTTTCATCGGCGACGTTTACGAGGACATCCTCCATGAGCTTCCCTGGCAGCGGTCCAACATCGTGGGCGTCCTGCAGACAGTGGCGCCCTACTCGGACGGCACCGTGACACTCACCCAAGGGTCGAACGCCGTAGCGGGGCTGGGAACGGCGTTTACGCTGGCAATGTCGGGGCGAGCCTTCCGCCTGGCGCCGCACGATGAAATCT